AGCAACAACAGCATTATTAAATTTTATTACACCTACTAATAAACTTTCAGATGCATTAATAGAACAACAAGTAGAATTAGTTGCAACAGAAAGAAAATTAATACAACTTGATGAGGTATTAAATGACACAGCAACAAGTGAAGAAGATTTAGCAAAAGCACAAGAAGAAAGAATAACTGTAATTGAAGAATTAAAAAAGGAATATCCAGACCACCTTGCAAATATAGATGCTGAAAAAACAAGTACAGAAGAACTACGTAAATCAATTAATTTATTAAATAAAGCACTTGTTGATAAAATAATTATTCAAAAACAAGAAGAAGAAATAACAGAACAACTTGAAGAACTTGCTAATGCAAGAATAGGTGTTGCAAAAAGAGAAATAGAAATTCAAAAAACTATAACTCAAATTATTGCAAAAGCACAAAGGGAAAACATTAAAAACACAGTAGATGCAACTGCAAGTATAGAGGTACAAGCAAGTCAAGCAACAGAATTATTAAAACAATTTGGACATTTTGATACAGAAAGAGCAAAATTTGCATTTCAATTAACAAACCAAAGTGGTTATTTAATTTTAGAACAAGCATATTTAAAAGAACAAATTGAAGATGTTAATGATGTAACAGCAGCAAGAGATGACCTATTACAGCAGCTTGGAATTACACTTGATGAATATAATGAAATAGTTGAATCAAATACAGAGGGTGTAGATGAAAATACAGATGCAACAAATGAAAACACAGATTCATTAGATGAAAATGAAGAGGCAATAACAGATTTAATAGAAAAACAAAAAAAATTATTAGAACAGGCTGAAAAAATGCCTGGCGCAACTGAAAAAGAAATAGCTGCAAGAAATGACAAGATTAAATCTATAAATGAAGAAATAAAAAGATTAAAAGAACTTTCTTTATTAAATGATGATGTTGAGAAGAAAGAACAACAGAAGATAGAAAGAATGCCAATAAGGGCTGCGCAAACAATAGAAACACAAAATAATGTAACAGCAAATTTAGAAAAACAAACAGCTAAAAAAATTAGAAATATAGATGCAGAATTGGAGGCGGAAGAACAAATGCAAAAGCTAAAATTCCAAGCAGTATTTACTACACTTAATGCAATAAGTACACTAACAGATGCATTTGCAGGAGAAAGTGAACAAGCACAAAAGAAAGCATTTAGAATTAATAAGGCAGTAGGTATAGCACAAACATTAGTACAAACATTTCAATCTGCACAAGGTGCTTATTTATCACAATTATCTATACCAACACCAGATGCACCAATTAGAGCAGGTATTGCAGCAGGAATAGCAACAGCAGCAGGTTTAGCTAATGTAGCAGCAATAGCAGCACAAAAGTTTGAAGCACCATCTAAAAATACACCAGCAACACCATCTGCTAATATTAGTGGAGGTGCGCAATCACAAGCACCACAATTTAACATAGTTGGTCAAAGTGCATTTAACCAAATTGCAGGAGCGTTGAACCAACCTATTCAAGCATATGTAGTAGCGCAAGATGTAACTACTGCACAACAATTAGATAATGGAATAATAACAAGTGCCACATTAGGAGGTGGTTAAAAATAAATGATATGGAAATTATAGAATTATTATTAGATGAAAATGATGAAATGACAGGCATTGAAGCAGTAAGTATCGTGGAGAATCCTGCCATAGAATCAGATTTTATAGCATTAAGCAAACAAGAAATAATGTTTGCTAAAGTAGATGAAGATAAAAAAATATTAATGGGAGCAGCATTAATTCCTAATAAACCAATATTTAGAAAAAGAAATGATACTATGTTCTATGTGTATTTTAGCAAAGATACAGTTAAAAGAGCAAGTGAATTATTCTTTATGAATGGTAATCAAAATAATGCAACATTAGAACACAATATGGAAATCAATGGATTAACAGTTGTAGAAAGTTGGATAGTTGATGACCCTGAAATGGATAAGAGTAAGAAGTATGGTTTTGAAGTACCTGAAGGAACTTGGATGATTTCAATGAAAGTAGAAAATGATGAGGTTTGGAATGATTATGTTAAAGAAGGAAAAGTAAAAGGATTTAGTATTGAAGGATACTTTGCTGATAAGGCTAAAATCAGTAAACCTAATTTAAAAGCAGAGATGGAAGCTATTTTAGAAGCTGAAGCAGAATATATGTTAAGTAACATTAAAGCATTAATTAAAAAAGATAAAAGAACTAAAAATGGCAAGAAGATTACATTGGAAACATACAATGATTATCCATCAGGAGTTAGTAATAATGCTAAAAGAGGTATTGAATTTAATGAAAAGGTTAACAATAAATGTGCTACACAGGTGGGCAAAATCAGAGCGCAGCAATTAGCAAATAAAGAGAACATTAGTTTAGAAACCATTAAAAGAATGTATAGTTATTTAAGTAGAGCTGAAGAATACTATGATGAAGGCAACAATGAAGCGTGTGGTACTATTAGCTATTTACTATGGGGTGGTAAAGCAGGTTTAAGATGGTCTGAAAGCAAATTAAAAGAATTAGGTGAAATTAATCTTGCATCTATGGTAGTTGATAACAACTTTGCAATTATTGATGATAGGTTAGCATATAGTTCACAAGAGAAAGCTGAAGAGATGGCTAAAAACATTGGTTGTGAGGGTTTTCATGTGCATGAGTATGAAGGCAAGGAATGGTACATGCCATGTGAAGAACACATGATTGATGCAGGAAAAACAAGTAAAAGCCCATGTTGGGATGGTTATCAACAAAAAGGTTATAAAATGATAAATGGTAAAAGAAGACCTAATTGTGTAAAAATTAAATAATTATGAAAAGAAAATGGAAAACACCAAGTAATACATCACCAACAGGAACTAAAAGAGCTTGTTTGTGTGATGATGGAAAAACATATAGTAGAAAATGTTGTGATGGTTCACTACAGGCACAGGGTATAGGAAACATTACTGGAACACCATCATAAATTTTTTTTGTAAAAACACATAACACTACACACATTTTTTTACATTACTAATAAATATTTACTATGAAAGCAAATGACATACTAAACAAAATTAAAAATATTGTTGGTGTTGAACTTTCTGAAACAGTAGAATTAGCAGAATTAACATTAGAAAATGGTACTATTTTAGTATCAGAAGAATTTACTAAAGGTAATGCAGTATTCATCAAAGGAGAAGATGGAGAAATTGCACTACCAGTTGGTGAATATTCTTTAGAAGATGGTAGAGTGCTTTTTATAGTTGAAGAAGGTATCATTGATAGTATTAGAGAATCTGCTGAAACAGAAGAAAAAGAAGCAGAAGAAGAACTTTCTGAAGAATCAGTTACAGAAGAAACTGTAGAAACTGTAGAAACTGAATTAGAAGAAGAAGAAATGAAATATGTAACTAAAGAAGAATTTGCTCTTGCAATGGATGAATTAAAATCTATGATTGAGAAAATGGGTTACAAGGACAAAGAAGAAGAAGAAATGTCCAAAGAAGAAGTTGTTGAAAACAAAGAAGAATTATCTGCTGAAACAGTTGAACCAATTAAGCACAACCCAGAAGCAGAAACTAAAAATGTTAATTTTACTATAGCTGGTAAAAGAACAGAAACAACTAAAGATAGAGTATATAATAAAATATTTAATAACTAAAAAATAAAAAATGGCTACTACTACAAGTATAACAAGTACATATGCTGGAGAATTTGCAGGAAAGTATATTTCTGCAGCATTACTTTCTGGTTCTACTATTGAGAATGGTGGAATTGAAGTAAAACCAAATGTAAAGTACAAATCTGTAATCAAGAAAGTTGCTACTGATGCTAATGTAATTAAAGATGCATCTTGTGATTTTACTGCTACAGGTACTGTTACATTAACTGAAAGAATTCTTCAACCTGAAGAGTTCCAAGTAAACTTACAATTTTGCAAGAGTGATTTTGCATCAGATTGGGAAGCGATTCAAATGGGCTATTCAGCTTATGATAAAATGCCACCTAAATTTTCTGATTTCATTATTGGTCATGTTGCAGGATTGGTTGCTGAAAAAACTGAACAAAACATCTGGGAAGGTGTTGATGCTACTGCAGGAGAATTTGACGGATTAGTAACACTTGCATTAGCTGATGCTGATGTAATTGATGTTGCTTCTCATGCTGCTGTAACTGCTGCAAACGTAATTGACAAATTAGGTTCTATTGTAGATGACATCCCTTCTGCACTTTATGGAAAAGAAGATTTATATCTATATGTATCACAAAACATTGCAAGAGCATATGTTAGAGCATTAGGTGGATTTGGTGCTTCTGGTTTAGGTGCTGCTGGTACTAACAACCAAGGTACTCAATGGTGGAACAATGGAGATTTATCATTTGATGGTGTAAAAATCTTTGTTGCACAAGGTATGGCTGATGATACTGCAATGGCTGCACAAAAATCTAACCTTTACTTTGGTACAGGATTACTTTCTGACCACAATGAAGTTAAGTTGTTAGATATGGCTGACCTTGATGGTTCACAAAATGTAAGATGCATTATGCGTTATACAGCAGGTGTACAATACGGAATAGGTTCTGATATAGTATTATACCACGCCTAATAATTAATTAATAACAAGGGGGCTGTAATGCCCTCTTAACTTAAAATTTTAAACGATGGCATGTGATTTAACAAGAGGACGTAAAGTTCCATGTAAAGATGTAATTGGAGGAATTGCAAGAGTATGGTTTGTAGACCATGGAGACCTTGGTACAGTAACAGAATCTGCTGATGAAATTACTGACCTTTCAGGTACGTTTACTGCTTTTCAATATGATTGTCATGGTACAAATTCATTTGAGCAGTCAGTAAACAGTTCAAGAGAAAATGGTACTACTTTCTATGAGCAAGTAATTAATTTACAATTCCCTAAATTATCAAAAGAAGATAATGCAGAATTGAAGCTGATGGCTTTTGGAAGACCTCACGTATGTATTGAGGACAGAAATGGAAACTTCATGCAATTTGGCTTGGTTCATGGTTGTGAAGTAACAGGAGGTACAATAGCAAGTGGAGCAGCATTTGGAGATTTAAGTGGTTATACACTTACATTAACAGCACAAGAAGCAAAACCAGCTAACTTTATAGCAAGTGGTACTTCTGCTGACCCTTATGCAGGAATGAGTTCTGCAACTGTAACTGTAACAGTAGGAACTAATAGCTAATATAGGCACTAATTCACAAAAGTGTGATTCATAATATATAGTTGATTGTGGAGGGTGAGTTTAATAGCTTGCCCTCTTTTTTTTAAAAATTATGCAGATACTTACTTCAACAGGCACAAGAAACATTAACTTTATACCAAGAAAAACTATTAGTGGTTCAAAAGTGTATAGTGTTGTAATAAAAAGTGAAGCAAAAAACAAAGTTATATTAACTGATAGCACAGCAACATTTACAGAATTGGACTATTACTATCAATACAGCACAACACAAGCATTAGTAGAAAATAACTATTATTTAGTTACTATTACTAACACTACTGATGGAATTGTTATATTTAAAGACAAAATGTACTGCACAGACCAAACATTATCAGATTATGAAATATCTAATGGTGTTTATATAGAACAGAGTACAGGAAACAATGAATTTGTTTATTATGGATAATTTACATTTAATACAATTAAACCAATATGAAAGGCCTTCTATCACAGAAGAGAGAAACAGGGATTGGGTAGGCATAGGTGATAACAATGATTACTATCAATGTTTGATAGAGGCATATATGGATAGTACAACTAACCAAGCAGTTATAAATGGTATTGTTAATATGATTTATGGTAAAGGGTTAGATGCTACTGATTCAAGTGAAAAACCTGATGAATATGCACAGATGAAAGAAATACTTTCACCACATTGCTTAAGAAAGGTTTGTAATGATTTAAAGCTATTAGGTGAAGCATCTATACAGGTATCATACAAAGGTAATAGAGTAGGTAAGTTAACACACTTTCCAAGGGAAACTTTACGTGCTGAAAAGATGAATGAGCAGGGAGAGATTAAAAACTATTATTATGCACCTGATTGGAGTAAAGTAACAAGAAACACTAAACTAACTAAATTTCCTGTATTTGGTAGTGGTGCAAAAAATGAAATATATATTATAAAAAGATTTGTGAGTGGTTACTATTACTACTCACCAGCAGATTACCAAATTAGCTATGCTGTGCTTGAAAAAGAGATTGCAGATTACTTAATAAACGACGCACAATGCTCTTTCAGTGGCACCAAAGTAATTAACTTTAATTCAGGAATTCCTGACAGGACAAAACAACTTGAAATATCAGAACAAGTAAAAGGAAAGCTCACAGGCAGCTATGGCGAGAAGGTAATTATAGCATTTAACAACAATGCTGAACAAAAAACAACTATTGAGGATGTACCACTTACAGATGCACCTCAACACTATGAATATCTATCAACAGAATGTCAGAGAAAGATAATGGTAACACATAGAGTAACCTCACCATTATTAATTGGCTTAAGAGATGGAAACAGCTCATTGGGTAGCAATGCAGAAGAAATTAAAAATGCAGCATTATTATTTGATAATGTAGTTATAAAACCTTACCAAGATTTAATTATAGATTGCTTGGATGAAATCTTTGCAGTTAATAATATTTCATTAAACTTATATTTTAAGACATTACAACCACTTGAGTTTACAGAGATTGATGAAGATTTACAAGATGCAGAAGCTATAGAAGAAGAAACTGGTATTAAGCAAGATGAAACTGCTGAATTAGAAATGGCATTAGCTAAATCAAAAGATTTACCTGATGAATTTTATGATGATATTTTAAAAGGTTTACAAGGTGAGGTAATGGATAGTGATGAATATGAAATGGTAGATATTAGGGATGTAGATGAAGAAAATGAAAGTGTTGAAGATTGGGCAAAGGATATGATTAAATTAAGCATAGATAGCAAAGAAGATGGTTTTTCATATTTAGATGCAAGTTACTATAAAGTAAGATACAAGTATGTAAAAGGTAGTAGAAGACCTAACAAATCAGGTAATAAGAGCAGAAGATTTTGTGAAGAAATGATGGCAAGAACAAAACAAGGCATAGTATATAGAATAGAAGATATAGATAAAGCAAGCAGAGATATGAATTTTAAAGCTGCTGAACTACCTATGCACAATGGTGAAAAGTATGACTTGTTTAGATTTAAGGGTGGTGTTTACTGCAAGCATAAATGGCAAGAGATATTATATAAAGTTAAAAATTTAGATGACAAAGGAAGCAAAGATTTAGGTGATTATAAAACTATTAGCAAAGCAGCATTTCCAAAGAGTTATAAGAAAAAACCTGTAGGAAGCAAGCAATCAGTTAAAGCACCTATTAATATGCCTAACAATGGTCATCATCCAAACTATAAGAAATGAGCAAGGCACTATTTGTAACAAGACAAGATATTTCAATTTTCACTGCTGCTAATGGGAGTATAGATAATGACAAACTATTACCATTTATAAATACTGCACAGGACATTCATATACAAAATTATTTAGGTACTGAATTATATAACAAAATAAAAAGTGATATAGTAGGTGGTACACTTGCAGGAAATTATTTATCATTAGTAACTGATTACATTAAACCAATGTTATTGCATTGGAGTTTAGTTGAGTATTTACCTTTTGGTTCAGTTAACATTGCTAATGGTGGTATATATCAAAAGAATCCTGAAAACAGCACAGCTATTAGTAGAGACCACGTAGATTACCTTGTTGAAAAGGCAAGAACAACTGCACAGTTCTACACTAATAGATTTATAGATTATATGCAAAACAATAATAACTTATTTCCAGAGTATTATAGCAATAGTAATGAGGATATGTATCCTGATGATGTTGCTAACTTTGGTGGATGGGTACTATAATAAAAAGATATGGCAAATACAATAGATTGGGGAAAAGCAACACAGAATAACACTAATGGATTTGGTAAATATCAAAACACTATTGATGCTGCAAGTATTTATGCAGATAGCTGGTCAGGTGAAACTACATTAATTGGTACAAGTGCTGCATTTTCATATTCTAAAAGTAGTTACCATCAAGGTGAAGCTGACCCAACACCAACTATTACAGGAACAACAGGAGGTAGTTTTGTTTGTACATCTGGTGCTGTTTTTGTTGACACAGGTAGTACATCAAGCTCTACAGGGCAGATTGATTTAGATGCTTCTACAATAGATACACATTTAATATCTTATACAGTTGATGGCGTTACAGCAACTGCTAATGTTGGGATTACACCTTCTCCTTATCTTGATAACACCTATTCAATGCAATTTGATGGTGTTGATGACATTGTACAATCATTATCAATTATTTCAATAAATTCAGTTTCACTATGGTTTAAACCAAATAGTACAGTAACAACTGGTGCTGGTAGTGGTGTGTTAATAAGTTTTGGTACTACAGATTTTAGAAATGCAGTTTATTTAGGTTCAAATTTTAGTGCTATATCAAATGAACTAATTACAATTACAGACCAAAGTTTAAATTATTCATATTATGCACAAGCAAGTGGTACTATAGATACAAATTGGCATCATTTAGCTGTTGTCCACGATGGAAGTAAATACCAAGTATATTTAGATGGTTCATCTGTAACAACAACTGGTGCGACACCTTTAATGACTTCACAACAAATAACTATTGGAGCAAGAGGAAGAACAGACGGTTCAATAGCAAGTTATTTCAATGGCAAGATAGATGAGGTAGCCATTTGGAACACAGCACTTTCTTCAGATGCAGTTCAGGAGATTTACAACGCTACTAACAACAACACAGGAAAAGCTCTTGACCTTACACAAGATTCAGGAAACTACAATGCAAGTTCTAACTTACAATATTTTAACAGATTAGGAGATTAAATTATGAGTACAAAATACATAGCAAGCAACTGGAGATTACCTAACCAAGAGAATAGTAGTAAGAGTGATAACTATGGGCTAACCTTTGATGGGAGTAGTGAGTTAATAAACTGTGGTACAGGTGAAATAGTTACAGGAGAATTTACTGTTTCTATGTGGATTAAAAGAAGTTTAACAGGTGGTGATAGCACTCAAACATTTTTTTCAAAAGCAGATGTAAACGGAAGTAGAACTTTTGCTTGTTATATGACAGCATCTACAGGTGTTCTACAATTTTATGTTAGTAATACAGGTGGTATTTTAAACAACAAGAGAATAGCCACTTCAGACACTATAACAGATGAAAATTGGCATCATTTAGTTTTTATTAATGGTGGTGATTCAGGTTTGCTTAAAATATATATAGATGGCTCTGAAGCTACTTTGACATCTTCAGGAAGAACAGGTATTTCAAATTTACACAGTTCATCTATACCAAATATTATAGGAGATTCAAATGTGGGAAGCAATGATTATAGCGGCTCTATTTCAGAACTTGCAGTTTTTGACTATGCTTTAAGTTCTACACAAATAAGTACTTTATATGGTAGCAGCTCATTAGGTGCAGGTTCGCCTATGGCTTTAAAACCACAGCCAGTTGCATTTTGGAATCTTGCTGATAATAGTGCTTCTAATCCACTTACACAACCAAATGAAGCTGTAGAAGATGCAAGTGTTTTTGATTTTAGTAGTAGTTTTATTGATTGTGGAGATAGTGATGATTTTAGTTTTACTGATGGCTCTAATGATTTATCTTATAGTTTTAGTGCTTGGGTAAATGCTGATACATTGTCAACAGATTTAAATCAACCTAACACAATAATTTCTAAATATGGCACTTCAACTAATGAATGGTGGTTTTTAATAGAAAATAAAAAACTTGTTATTATAAATTATGACCAATCAAATCCTACTATAATAGGAAGAAAATATGATACTGATTTATCAGCAAATACTTGGTATCACGTTGCGGCAACTTATGATGGTAGTAAAAATGTTACAGGTTTTAAACTTTATTTAGATGGTGTAAGAGTAGATGATACTAACTACAATGCTAATACAACTTATGGTGGTATGCAAAATCAAGTTCAAAATGTATTTATAGGAAAAAGAGATAGGGCAACAAGATTATCATATTTTGATGGACAAATAAATAACACACAAATTTGGCAAGCAGAACTTTCATCTACAGAAATAGAAACTCTTTATAATTCAGGAGTACCACTAACAGGTACACAGCCACAAGCAAGTAATTTAAAAGCTTGGTATAAGTTAGACCAATCAGCAAACTGGGAAGCAGATAGTTCAGGAGCTTGGCAAATACCAGATGCAGTTTCAGCATATCCACAGAGTTTTAATTTTGTAGATGGTAATAGTACAAGAATTACATCTAATTTTAATTTACCAACTTCAACAACTAATTTTTCTTTTAGTGCTTGGATTAATCCAAACAGCACTACTGCTGCTGGTGTATTTATAGCTAACAATGATAGTGGAACAGATGGATATAATGCTTTTATTTCTTCAAATAATATTTACTTTAGAATTAATGGTAATGATGTTACAGGTTCTATTTCAGGGCTTGCAAACACTTGGATTCACGTAGTAGGCACATACGATGGAACTACACAAAAACTATATATAAATAATAGTAGTCCATCAACAAATTCTGTATCAACATCAGTAAGTGTCAACGATGTTACATTAATAGGTGCAAGAGAAGATTTAGCAGGAGCTTGGTTTGATGGTCAGATAAGTAATGTGCAAATTTGGACAACAACACTTCCAGCAACAGGCACAGATTCAGTAGAAACACTATACAACAACGGAGTACCCTTAACAACTGCTATAGCTTCTGATAACCTAAAATTGTGGGCAAAACTTGATAACAATGAAAAGTTTGATGGTACTAATTGGAGTGTAGAGAATCAAGCTTATCCTGCTAACTATGAAAGTGCTTTAAATTTTGATGGAAGTAATGATGCAGTTTTAATAACTGATAGTACAACAGTTAATAGTTCTTTACAATCTATTGGCAATGAAAATTCATATAGTATTTCAGCTTGGGTTAATACTACAAGTACAATAAATACTGGTTACACAACTTGGTACACTGATTTTACTTTTACAGAATTAAGAACTCAAACAAGTTCAGGGACACATTGTCCATTCTATTTAGGTATGGATAATGGTAAAATATTTTTTGGAAGAACACCAAACCACACTTCATCAGATGAAAGATTTTTATCTACAGGAACAATAAATGATGGTAACTGGAAACACATTGTAGTTACTATAAATGTTAATGCATTAAATATGTATATCAATGGAAGTTTAGATAGCAGCCATACATTCACAACAGCAACAGGTGATTGTTCTGTAGGCACAACAACTTCAAATTTTCAAATAGGTGCAAGAACAACTAATGCTGGTGGATTATCAGCTTTTGCAGATGGATTAATAAATAATATGTCAATATACACAACTGAATTAGATTCTGCAGCAGTAGCAGCACTTTATAACAATGGAACACCTGAAACAAGTATATCAAGCTCACCTGTATCTTGGTGGAAGTTAAACAACTTAACTACTGGTATTCAGGACAGCGTAGGAAGCAATGATGGTACTAATAATGGAGCAACTAAAGTAAATACTTTTGTAAGTACAGAAGCAGGAACAAGTTCAGGAATGACAGAACAGAATTTAGTAAACAATAATGTTTCTGTATTAAATGGTGAGAGTTCAGGTATGACTTCAGCTAATTTAGTTTTAAGCGATTTAACAAGAGCTGTACCTTATGATAATTACAGTTTTAATTTTGATGCTGCAAGTAGTGATAATATAGATTGTGGAGATTCAGATACATTTAGCTTTGGTAATGGAACAACTGATTCACCTTTTTCAATTTCTGCTTGGGTTAATAGTAGAACT